TCCCGAGGGGTCTCCTAGCTACTACGACCCCCGTATGGCTAATCTGTCGTCTGCGGCAGTTGGCCGAGGTGAGGCTGATGCAATTCGTAATGCAGCCAACGCTCAAACGCCTCTTAAAGATCAACTTGGGCGAATAACCCTTGGCGAATCTACTGGTCCCGCTCCCGGCGCTCCTAGCATTTACGCTGGGCCTGAAGCGTGGAGGCTGTACAACGAGCGAAAAGCGGCAGAAGCCGCAGCAGCCGCTACACCCCCAGCCCCTCGAGGCAGTGCTCGCAATATCGTGCAGCAGATGCGTGAGAAGGACAAGGCTGTTGTGGCTGCTGTCCGTAGGCGGCAGGAACAGGAGGCGGCAGCGGCGGCGCAGAACCGCGCAGCGGCGGAACAGCGCCGTATTGATGCAGAGTTGAGCCTTGACCCAATGGAGCGTCTGTCGCGGGGGTACAAAAAAGGTGGCGCTATCAAGACCAAGAAGATGGCTTCTGGCGGTATGACTTCCGCTTCCAAGCGTGGTGACGGTATTGCCTCCAAAGGCAAGACCAAGTGCAAAATGTACTGAGGTAAATCATGTCTGACAAAACCAAAAAGCCCAAGCAACCTCTGACCCCTGCTGAACAGCAAATGATTCAGGAGGAAAAGGACAAGCAGATGGCTCCCAAGCTGGAAGATGCGTACAACAAGTCGCTAACCAGTACGGTCCCACCTCCTGCCCCCGTTTCAACTGACAAAAAAGCTAAAGGCGGCGTAACCCGTGCTGATGGTTGCATTACCAAAGGGCACACCAAAGGCAAAATGGTCTAAATGAGGAGTTGATCATGGCGCGTAAAGCACTAAAAGCACTGAAAGACACTACCAAAGCACTTGGTGGTTTGGGCGCTGCGTATTTTCTTTCTGAAGCACTGGGGCCGACAGTTAAGCCACAGGACGTAGACCCAGTAAGTGCGGCACGGGACCCGGAAACGGTCAAAAAGATGAACGAAAAAGCTGAAAGAGATAGAGTGCAAACCGAGTTCGATCGAATTAAGGGAACATCAATAAATAAGCCGTTTGACGAAGCGGATGAAACATTGCAGGAAATAATACAACGCAACAAAAATGAGGCCGCGCGGCGGCGGGCAGAATTCCCACCAATAACCTCAAGAAAAGAGGGCGGCGTTGTGTCCGCTTCCAAGCGTGCTGACGGCATGGCCCAGCGCGGTAAAACTCGCGGGAAGATGGTGTAACCATGATGGCCAGCCGTGGTATGGGAGCCATTCTCCCGTCCAAGATGCCCGGAGCCAAACGCAAGGCTCGTCGGGATGACACAGATTTTGATCAGTACGCTGAAGGCGGCAAGGTCAAGTCTAAAGTCAATCAGGCTGGCGTTTACACAAAGCCCGGTATGCGCAAGTCGCTGTTTGAGTCTATCAAGTCTCAGGCCGTGCAGGGTACGGGCGCAGGCCAATGGTCTGCCCGGAAGGCGCAGTTGCTGGCCAAGAAGTACAAGGCCAAGGGCGGTGGGTACAAATGAAAAACCCGCAGCAGTCACTCAAGGATTGGACCGCGCAAAAGTGGAGGACGAAAAGTGGCAAACGCTCTTCTGACACGGGTGAAAGATATCTTCCAGAGTCTGCGATCAAAGCTCTCAGTCCTTCTGAGTACGCTGCGACAACACGTGCGAAACGTGCTGGCAAAGCTGCGGGGAAACAATTCGTGAAGCAGCCACCCAAGGTGGCAGCAAAAACCGCGAGGTTTAGGTAATGGCAAACACCTCTGGCGCATCAGCATTTAACCTTGACCTGACTGAATTGGTCGAGGAAGCATATGAGCGGGCTGGCTCAGAGTTGCGCACGGGCTATGACCTACGCACGGCTCGCCGCTCGCTCAACATTATGTTTGCCGATTGGGCCAATCGCGGCATTAACATGTGGACGATTGAGTCGGGGATTATCCCGCTTGTCCAAGGCCAGAACACTTACGCCCTACCTGACGACACTGTCGATCTGTTGGAACATGTAATTCGTACCGGCGGAAACGTCTCAGCAACACAAGCTGATCTGACCATCACACGTATTAGTGTTTCTACTTACGCCACAATCCCCAACAAGATTCAGCAGGCGCGACCAATCCAAGTGTGGGTACAGCGTTTCAACGGACAAAACTCGCCCACTGGCTTGCAACTGTCTGGCGGCATCTCTGCAACCGCCACGCAAATCACGCTCAATTCAGTCATTGGCTTGCCCGCAACAGGGTTTGTGAAAATTGACAACGAGATCATTAACTACGGGTACATCTCAGGGAATACCCTGTACAACTGTTTTCGTGGCCAGCAAGACACGGTTGCTGCACTGCACAATAGCGGAGCAACTGTTTACTGGGCGCAGGTTCCCGCCGTAACCGTATGGCCGACACCTGATGGCGCTCAGAGCTATCAGTTTGTGTATTGGCGGCTTCGTCGTACTCAAGACGCTGGTGGCGGTGTAAACGTGATGGATGTGCCCTTCCGCTTCATCCCGTGCATGGCCGCTGGCCTGTCCTACTATTTGGCGATGAAGGTACCCGGCGCGGCTGAGCGTTTGGATGTCCTTAAACAGCAGTATGACGAGGCATGGCAGTTGGCTTCGGATGAGGACCGGGAGAAAGCCGCAATCCGGTTTGTACCCCGTCAGCAATTTATTGGCGGTACGTTTTAATGGGCAATAGATTCGCGTCCGGTAAAAATGCGATTGCAGAATGTGATCGCTGCGGGCAGCGCTATAAGCTCACGGCACTCAAGCGTGAGGTCATTAAGACAAAGAATTATGATTTGCTGGTATGCCCGGAGTGCTGGGACCCCGATCAGCCCCAGCTTCAATTGGGTATGTATCCCGTGGATGACCCACAAGGTTTGCGTAATCCGCGCCCTGATCGCAGCTACGTGACCTCTGGTTTGTCTGGCTTGCAGATTGAAGAGACCACTAGCCCTACCCCGTTAGCTCAGGGTACGCTTGAAATGGGTAGTAGGATTATTCAATGGGGCTGGGCACCTGTGGGTGGAGCAAGTTTGAATGATTACGGACTCACACCAAGCAACTTGGTTTTGACCGTGAATCTTGGTACAGTAACGGTAGCAACGACGTAAGGAGTCGATCATGAAAGACGGTATGAAAAAGGTCGCCAAAGCCGAGGTCAAGGCGCACGAAAAGCGTATGCACGGCATGAAAGCCGGTGGCAAGACCAACGCCGACATGCTGAAGTACGGGCGCAACATGGCCAAGGTCATGAACCAGCGCAGCCCCGGTCGCAAGGGAGGCTGACATGGCAACTTATAAAGTACCCAAGAAGGTCGCATCTGTTGTGGTGGGTGAAGAGCCTGCCAAAGAGACGATGCGCAAGGCCAATACGTCTGTTGCCAACACTCGCAGTCAAGATTACCCGCCCGTGAAAACCAGCGGTATCAAGATTCGCGGTACCGGCGCAGCCACTAAAGGCGTGATGGCTAGGGGTCCGATGGCATGAACTACGCCGCGTTGTCTGCTGCGATTCAGGATTACACCCAGAACTACGAAACGGAGTTCGTGGCGAATATCCCTGTCTTCATTCAACAGGCAGAGCAGCGCATCTACAACACGGTTCAGTTCCCATCCCTGCGCAAGAACGTCACCGGCTCGACCTCTACCAACAATAAGTATCTGTCATGCCCCGGAGATTTCTTGGCTGTGTATTCAATGGCCGTTATTGATGGTACTGGGTCATACGAGTATCTGCTCAACAAGGATGTGAACTTTATCCGGCAGGCGTATCCACAACCCACAGACACGGCCATCCCCAAGTACTACGCGCTGTTTGGGCCGACGGTATCCGGGGTGACAATCTCTGATGAGTTGTCATTTATTCTCGGTCCTACGCCTGATGCGGTGTACAGTGTCGAGTTGCATTATTACTATTACCCCGAGTCAATCACGGTAGCTGCTGATGGTCAGACTTGGCTGGGTGATAACTTTGATTCAGTGTTGCTCTATGGCTCGTTGGTAGAGGCGTATACGTTTATGAAGGGTGAAGCAGACATGATGGCGCTGTACGATGGCAAGTACAAAGAAGCGCTCATGCTTGCAAAACGTCTGGGCGATGGTTTGGAGCGCAGTGACGCATACCGCAGTGGTCAGGCGCGTGTCGCGCCGCTGCCGCAGAATAACGGGGTGCAGTGATGGCCTTTACAGGAAATTATTCCTGCAATACGCTGCGGTCTGGTCTTGCCAACGGCACGATCAACTTTGCTACGGACACGTTCTATCTGGCGTTGTACACCAACTCAGCAACGCTGGATCAAACAACTACGGCGTACAGCACCACGGGCGAGGCCACTGGCGGCAACTATGTCGCCGGGGGTTTGGTGGTGACCGCCACCATTGCCAGCGAAGTTACGTCAAACGGCAGCACCACCTACGTCAACTTCTCCTCTCCCGCGTGGACGGGCGCTATTACTGCTCGTGGTGCGCTGATCTACACGCCGGGTGACAATGGCGCAGTGTGCGTTTTGGACTTTGGGTCTGACAAAACATCAACCACATCTTTTACCGTGCAGATGCCTGCGAATACAGCAACTTCTGCCCTCATCCGACTTGTTTAAGGAGTAATCATGTCAAACGAAATTGCAAAAGCCTCTGATTCCATCTCTGGCGGCTTGATTGCAGGCACAAAAAACACCGAAGTTGCCAAGGCTACTGGCCGCTTCCGTATGGAATGCTATGACAAGGACGGCCTGCTCAAGTGGTCTGCCGAGTCGCAGAACCTTGTTGTCAACGTCGGTCTTCAGTACATGGCAGGCACGGCCCTGACCAGCACGACCCAGATCACCACTTGGTACATTGGTTTGTATGGCGCTGGTGCATCTAACACCCCTGCCGCTGGCGACACGATGTCTTCCCACGCCGGTTGGACAGAAGTTACC